AAATTTCACAGATGCGTGAGTCCAAAAGAATTTTCTCAGACAGACGTGGCGAAGGCGACTGGAGAAAGGCATTTGCAGAAGACGTTGTTGACGCTAAAGTATTAGGATTGGCCACAGGACGTGGTTACGAAACCGATTACGCAAAAGACACACTAGAAAAAATTAACGCCCATTCAGGTGTTGGTGTTTCAAGTGCAGACTTTGAACAAATCGTATCTACTAACGTAGAACGAGATATCCAAAACGAATTAGTGTTAGCACCTCTCTTTAGAGAAATCACAATGACTGCAGCGAACATGATAATCCCTATCCTACCAGATAGTGGTTACGCAGAGTTCACCGCTAATCAAACCGCAACGGGCTCAAGCCCACACGGTAACTTAGCACAAACAGGTGACACTTATGGTTCGCCATTCGGTGGTATCGATTTAACAGAGAAAACTCTTACAACTAAGAAACTGATTTCACAATCATACTTAGGAAATGAAACAGAAGAAGACGCAATTATGCCTGTTCTTCCGTTGATTAGAGAGTCTATCGTTAGATCTCATGCTAAAGGTATTGAAAATGCTATTCTATTAGGTAACCACTCAACTGGTGTTTATACATCAGGAACTTTCGATGGTCTAGTTAAGATGGCGTCAGCTGATAGTGATGAAACACAATCAACTACCGCTGTTGCAACAGATACAGTGACTGCCGCAGAACTTTTAGCTCTTAGAAAAAATATGGGTAAATATGGTGTAAAACCAAGCGACGTAATTTACGTTGTATCCCAAGCAGTATACTTCCAATTATTGGAAGATGCTGAATTCCAAGATGCTAACTTAGTAGGCGATATGGCTACAAAACTCAATGGTGAAATTGGACAGGTATTCGGATCAAGGATTCTTCTTTGTGACGAGTTCCCTGCACAAGCAGCCAGCGGGTATGGAGCGATAGCAGTTTATCCTAGAAACTATGTGATGCCTAGACTACGTGGTGTGACTCTCGAGTCAGATTACGAAGTAGCGAATCAACGCAGAGTGCTTGTTGCTTCACAAAGAATTGGGTTTGACGATTTAATCGCAGGCGCAACTTCTAAGTGGGCTTACAAATACAAAGCTAGCTAATAGTTAAGAATTTTGTATGGGGGTTCGCCCCCATACAATATTTTTTGAGAAGATTAATTATGACAGACTTAGTAACAGTATACGAATATAAAGATGCGGAAGGAATACGTGGTGAAAAAGACGACGACCGCCTCAATGTAATTATACCACAAATAAGTGATCTTGTCAAAAAATATTGTGGAACAACATTTTTAGATTACTTTTCTACTGATAAAGTAGAAACGTTTACAATAGAAGATTTATATACTAGCATAATAATTGTTAGTGAAAGTCCTCTGACTTCAATTGATAAAGTTGAAGAAAGAACAGCATATTCGGGAGCTTATAACGAGTTAACGACTGGTAATTATGAATACTATGCTGACATGGAGGCAGATGCAATAATTCGCACCACTAAAAACGGAGAAAGGGCGAATTGGGCAAAAGGAGTAGGATCTGTAAAGATAACCTACAATGCAGGCTATAGTGCTACACCAAAAGACTTACAACTCGCTATATTTGACCTAGTAAATTATTATATGAAAGATGAACACAAAGAGCGAAGAACTCTCGGGGGTGCTCAGATGGTTAATCAAGGAACAGCAGGAATTAGAAATAATACTGACTTTCCAGACCATATCAAAAGAATACTAGATTTATATAGGGTTGTTATCTAATGGCAATTGCTTTCGTAGTAGAAATGCTTAAAGAGGAGCTAGCAAGAGCTGCTCCGAGGTACAAAGAACTACGTGCTGATCAGCATGGGCAATACCATACTGATATAATACTTGAAAAAGAGTGGATAACTGAAGCAATGGTTTATATGGTTCAAGACGCAGCTTTTAAAAAGACTAATGATCTTGACGATTTATGGACTAAAGCAGCAGTTGATCAAGCAATGGCAATGGCTGATACGGTTTATGCTAGAAGAAATATAAAGCAGATGGCAACTACTATGGCAAGAAACCATATTAAAGGAATAAATCCAACCCAAATTTTTACTAGTGAAAAAGCGTGGCAACGTTATGTAGATAGAAGATTTGGTGGCAATGAAAAGTGGGCTGTAGGTGTTGTAATTTCTACGGATAGCAAGAGTGTTATAGTTGGATTTAGAAATGCTTATCGTTTTACTGAAGATATTTGGAGTACCACTGATGACTATACCAATAATACTAATGTATTTGCTAGAAAACTTGTTACTAGATTAGCCAAAGAATTATTAGCTGAAATAAAGAAAACAAGTCCTAGAGGAGCCAGTATACAAAATCTAGATAGAACTGGTCAAGATTTTGAGAATGTAGACGCTCCTTGGCAACATCACGTTGGATCTGAGTTAACTCCAAAAACAGGAGTACCTGCTGCAGGCAAAACATCAGGAACAGTAGCCGAAACTAATTTTTTAGCTTATTTAGCTACAAATCCTAAAATACAAGATGGGGATACGGTTGGAAGAACTCCTCCAGGAATGCCTAAAAAATATACTACAGCACAGAGAGCGGTAGAAGATGCATTAGAAGCTGAATTTGATGTTTTAACTAGAGACAAAAAGACTGGTCTTTTAGTTTCAAAAGTTGATAGAATAAGATTAAAAATAGGTAGGCCGGGTAAAAGAGACGGTGATATAGATTCAAAGGAAATAGATGAAATACTAGATGAAATTTCTGGTAAGTTGCAAGACGCATATGCACATGATTCGACTTTTCAAACAAGTCCTAAATCTCCTTTAGAAAATCTTGAAGAAGTTGCGACTGCTGAAGCTATTTTAAAAACTACTAAAGGGTTAAGAAAAAGTAAAAATAAAAATCTTAAAACAAAGTTAAATAAAAAAGTTACTCAATATAAAAAGCACAATATTAAACAAAAAAAGATTGATGCAGTAGGTTTATTAGCCGCAAAGAAGGGAGCTAGATTACTTAAAAAGTATGTAGGTAAAAAAGTTAGACCTACAAAGGCAATGAAAAGCCGAGTGCAAACAAAGGCAGGAACTAGTCCAATAGCTTTAAGAACTTTGTTAAACACTTTACTACCAAGAGCAGTAGCTAGTAAAATGGTGGGTGGAAAAACACTTCAATTTAGAACTGGTAGATTTGCAGGAAGCGCAGAAGTTACAAATGTAACACAGGGATCAAGAGGGGGTATGAATATTGATTATACTTATATGAAGTATCCTTATCAAACATTTGAACCTGGTTTTGCTCAAGGAAGCACTTTTAGAGACCCGAGATTGCTAATAGGACAAAGTATAAGAGAGTTAGCAACTCAAATAATGAATCAGAAATTTACAGGAACAGTTAGGAGACTATAATGGCAAATGCTTTAGCAAGAACATATTCGACGCGAAGACGAGCCATAGTAAAGGCACTAGCGACGAAACTGAGGGAACTACTTAATGGAGTCCCTCCAATGAGGACATCAGTTAGTGATGTCGAAGAACGATTAAAATTTTGGGACGAAACCACAGAGTTCCCTTCTATTCAAATAGGAGCAGGAGCAGAAACCAGAGATTACGATGGTGGTGGTTTCCGATTTAGAAACCTAGGAATAACTATTAGGTGTTATGTTAGTGACGAAGATGATGTCATTAACGCACTTGAGGAATTACTAGAAGATGTTGAAACTGTCATCGAGGATAATGATCCGTTGACGTATACAGATTCAACAGGAGCGTCTCAGTCTACTGTTTTAACTACAATTTTAACAATAGACACAGACGAAGGTGTTTTGGAGCCTCTGGGTGTGGGAGAAATCACAGCCGAGATCCGATACTAGAAAATTAGCTAAGTCAAACAAAAGTTTGACAAGGCTCTTTTCAGAGAAATAGGAGAAAATAATGGCATTTTTCTTTAGTAGAGATACAAAAGTATTCATGAAGTGGCAGGAAGATACGGGTAACACCAAAAACGCACTTTATGAAATTCCTGTACTAGACGGGTTCTCCTTTAGTCAAGCTACTAATACTTCAGAGGTAACTCTGAATGAAGCGGCTAACTCAACAGGTGGAAGTAAAAGAGGAAGAGCAATGTTTACAGACTCTTTTGCACCAGCCGAGTGGAGTTTAACGACTTATATGAGACCTACGGTATCAGGAGCAAACGCACACTATACAAATGGTGACCACGCTGACGCAGGAAAAGTATTTGCGGTCGAAGGACCACTATGGGCAGCTATGAGTGCTAACACTTATGATAGAGCCTGTGGCGGAGACTTCGCTGGCGGAGCAGCACAAGCATTTAACTTTGCGAATTCTAATTATGTAACATTAGGAGTGTTTGATTTATATTTTGTTATGGGAGCAGCAAAGGACACAAGTCCAACTGCTACTTATGACACAGGAACAGAAGATATAGCAATTTATAAGCTAGCTAACTGTTCAGTTGGAACAGCTTCAATTGATTTTGATATTGACGGACTTGCACAAGTTGCTTGGTCTGGAAATGGTCAGAGTATTGAAGAAGTTGCACAACTAGATATGACCACAGACGGAACGTCTGTAAGTGGTCTAATCAAAGAAGGTATATCAGCTTCTAATAATTATATTAGACAGAAACTTACAGATTTAGTAATGACGTATGATGCAGCCAATTCAACAGGAACTAAGACTGGTTCCGAAATTGGAGCATCTAACACAACTTATGCAGTAACAT